CTTGAGGTTCGTACTGGTTACGACTTGAGAACCGCGAAGCGTTCCATGAACATTATGTTTGCTGAATGGGCTAACCGTGGCCTGAATCAGTGGACAATTAAGCAGCGCACACAGGCTCTGACACAGGGCACTGCTGAGTATACCCTGGACGGCGATGTTATTGATGTGCTTTCTGCTGTTATTCGCCGCGCTAGCACAGATATCAATATTGAGAAGATTAGCCGTGACGAGTTTCTGAATATACCGAACAAATCTACGCAAGCTCGTCCATCTCAGTTTTTTATAGACAGGCAAATCACTCCCGTAGTTAAGCTGTGGCCCGCGCCAGAAAATAGCACAGATATTCTGGTTTATGACTGTCTTACAAGGATTGATGATGCTGACACCCAAACCAATACTCTTGATGTACCGTTCCGCTTCTACCCTTGCCTCGCCGCTGGCCTCGCGTATTATTTGTCTATCAAACGTGCGCCAGACCGCATTCAGATGTTGAAGGCAGCATATGAGGAAGAGTTTGACCGCGCATTAGCAGAGGACCGCGACAGGGCGTCTTTCAACGTCACACCGCAGTTGAATTATTATAGGGTGTAACAATGCCGAAGTTTGCAGCGGGTAAATACGCATATGGTATATCAGACCGCTCCGGCTTTCGTTATCGTCTAAAGGATATGCGAAGGGAGTGGACAGGGTTTCTGGTGGGCAAAGACGAGTGGGAGCCAAAGCATCCACAGATTGAGCCTCGTCATGTGCCTACTGATGCAGAAGCCTTGCGTAATCCGCGTCCTGACACAAATAACTTAATATCTGCTGACGTTAAGTATCCCTTTTTTGATACGGAAACATTGCAGTATGTTCCCGTGTTGAATATGTCTGGGCTAATTGGCAAAATTACTATTGGTGGCGATGCTGGTGATTCCACGAGCCATGTAGAATACCCAAGCACTGTTTTTGGCACAGCTGCATTAGGCACTCCAATTGTTCAAGGAACTGTTGTAAATGTTTTGACAATAACAGTTGCGAACCCTGGCGCTGGCAATAGGTTTTATGTTTCTGGATATACTGGACCAGCTCCAACAATTACTCTTAACGAAGGTGAAACTTACAAGTTTGACCAATCAGACAGCAGCAATTCAGGGCACCCTCTTCGTCTGTCCACAACGTCTGACGGCACACATGGAGGCGGTACAGAGTATACAACTGGCGTTACAACCAACGGCACCCCAGGCTCTGCTGGAGCATACACACAGATAACGGTAGCCACAGGAGCCCCAACACTGTATTATTACTGTCAGGTACATAGCGGGATGGGCGGACAGGCAAATACACCATGAGCTTTACACACACTACATTAAAGCAAGCTATCCAAGATTGGACAGAGAATAGCGAGACTAGCTTTGTTAACAATCTTGATGTGTTTATTAAGAATGCTGAAGAGCGCGTTCTTAAACTCATTGACCTCGACTATTTCCGCAAAAATGTCAGCGCGGCAATGACCAGCGGGAATCAATACCTTAACGTGCCTGCGGACTATTTATCTTCGTTCTCTCTTGGCTTCACAAAGTCAAACGGTGACAAAGAGTTCCTGCTTCTTAAAGATGTAAATTTCTTGCAAGAGTTTCACCCAGATTCTTCTGACACAGGAACGCCAAAATATTATGCCTTGTTCGATGTGGATAATTTTTTAATAGCCCCAACGCCTGACGATAATTACGCGGTAGAGCTTCATTATTTTTATCGTCCAGCGTCAATTACCGGCAGCGCGGGTACGTCATGGCTGGGCGACAATGCTCCCAACACTTTGCTTTACGGCTCGTTGGTTGAGGCATATACTTTCATGAAGGGCGAGGCGGATATGCTTCAATTGTATGAGTCACGGTTTGCTGAAGCGATATCGCGGATGAAAAACTATGGCGAAGGGCTTGAAAACACTGATGCGTACAGAGAAGGGCTTGTTCGTATTCAGAAAACATAATTGGAGGGATTATGCAAATAATAGAGAATGTTCTACCTCAAGCGTCTTTTTTGAGGTTAAGGTCTTATATTATGGGACCAGCTTTTCAATGGTACTACATACCTAATATAGCTCATCAAGATGGTAAGGATGTTTACTCACCTGGGTTTTCGTTTAAATTTTTTGACAACGAGAGCATGATAACTGACCCAGTTGGTTATGAGTTAGCATTTGGAATGCTGGCTAATGCGTGTGATAAAATAAATCACGACCTCGCAACAGTTTTGCAAGCCAGGGCATTTATGACCATTCCGCACAAAGAAGGCGGTGTTCGTCAAATTCATAACGATATGCTTCATAATCATAATGTATGTCTTTATTTTTTGTCTGACCATGATGAAGATGACGAAGAGGCAAAGACATATTTTTATGACAGTAACTTAAATGTTACTCACTCAATCACCCCAAAGGCTAATAGTGCGGTTATGTTTGATGGTTGCATACCTCATGCTGGCGGTTATTCCGACAGGAAGCGGCGTGTCGTTATAAACATAAATTACATGACAAAAACTCCTATGGCACCTCATCCAAATGCAGTTAGCGAATAAATCTGTAGCAATCGTTGGTTTAGGTAGAAGCTACGCAGACTTTGTTGCCTCTAGGATTAATTCACAAACTTTTGACGAGGTTTGGGGGATTAATTGCATTGGCGCGGTTTTTCAAGTTGACCGAACATTTATGATGGACCCCGCGTCACGGTTTTTGGATGATATAAAGTCTGGAAAGCAAACGGGTATAGCCAGAGAGTTTTTGCTTGGAGACACGGTAAGGGGACCAATATACTCTTGCTGCCTTGACGAAAGAGTTCCAGAGATTGAGCTTTACCCTCTGCAAAAAGTTATAACTGCGACTAACTATAGTTACTTTAACAATACTGTCGCATACGCGGTAGCTTTTGCAATCGCGCATAATGTGTCTAAAATATCTTTGTACGGGATAGACTTTAGCTACAGGCAGAATCTGCATATGGCTGAGTCTGGGCGTGCCTGTGTCGAATTTTGGTGTGCCATAGCCATATTGAAGGGAATAGCTATAGAGGTCGCCCCGCGCTCCTCACTTCTTGATACCGATGTCCCTGCTGACGAAAAGCTTTATGGATACCACAGGCTAGAAGACCCCCTTGTGCAAAAGGTAGTTGAAGGAAATTTAATCATTTGCAGGAGGAGCGAGGATGAAAAATTTAAATCCACCCTTGACCCTCTTGAGTCTCCAGAACCGCTAGACAACCATCAATCTCTTTTGATAGGACGGCGAGATGTCGCTGGCGTAACATATGAAGATTAATCATATTTGGGCCAATAGAAAAGAAGGTCGGGACAAGCACCCTTGGGCAGAAAGAATGAAGCTTTCTCCCATGAAGGAAAATCAACCGAAGTGGTTTAAGTCTGCTGAAAGAGACTTAAATGACCCAGAGGTGCCAAATTTACGCACGTTTAAATTATGCCCTTCGACAGTAAACTTTATGCAAAATGGGTTTGTTGTAAGAAACCCCGCTGATTTTTTTGTTCAAAAGCAAGATGAAGATATACACATTTCTTCATCTGTTCCTGAAAGCGCAAACTTAAAGTATCATTATGAAGAGCAGTTTGGGGAAGGATTTCCTTTTCAGGATGGGTTTTTGAAGGCATCCATAAAGTTTGACCCATTCCAGCGCTTAAAAATTAGCGAGCCATGCACAATGATTATTATGCCGTGTTGGTGGAGCGAATATAACAACTTGATACAAGCCTATCATGGAATAGTTGATTTAAAAGACACTTCAACCAAGTTGGACTTTTTGATAAATATGCAAGTAAAAATACCTGATACATCTTACAAGATACCAGCTTACGCGCCTTTAGCGCAGTTGTTTTTTGTTGAAATGAGGCGCCCAGAAATAGGTGATGATTACGATTTTGTTTTTGAGCAGCACGACACTGATGAGGTTTACGCCAAGACGGCGAGCAGTTCAAAGGAATGGTTTTCTTTTTTAAAAAGGTTTCAGGTTAGGAGTTGAGGATGTTTACATTTACAGGCGGCATTCAAGCTGGCAGCGTTAATGTTATGACTTCAGAGCAGGGTGGCCTGTCGTCTGAGCAAGTCACTGATTTGGCGATGGACAAAATAATGAAAGTGTCCGAAACCGCGCCACCAGAGATAAAACAACAAGCAGAAGCATTCCGAACAAATGTTCGTAACGTGGTGTATCATTACATACAGTTGGCAAGACAAGAGGAGCGTGCTACAATCGCCCGTAGAATGGACAAAATTGGCAATTCTGAAATGGCTGACCTTGTTAGGAGAATATAATGGCTATTACTCAAGCAATGTGCACCTCGTTCAAGCAAGAGCTTCTGACAGGGACGCACGACTTTACTGCATCAACAGGAGACAGCTTTAAGCTTGCTCTTTACACAAGCTCTGCGACTCTTGATGAATCAACGACCGCGTACACAACTTCAAATGAAGTTGCTGCAAGTGGCTCATACGCAGCTGGTGGCGGCACATTAACAAATGTAACGCCGACATCATCAGGCACAACCGCGTTTACTGATTTTGATGATATCAGCTTTACCACAGCAACAATTACTGCTCGTGGCGCATTGATTTATAATGATGACGAGTCTGATGCTGCTGTAGCTGTTTTGGACTTTGGCGGCGACAAAACATCAACTGCTGGCACATTTACAATTCAGTTCCCAACTGCGGACGCTTCTAACGCTATTATCCGTATCGCCTAACGGAGCCAATCATGGCTCAGGTTACAGGTTGGGGTAGAGGTACATGGGGCGAGGGGGCTTGGAATGAGGAAGCCCCTATCGTTCTTACTGGCCTTTCTGCAGCCAGCGGATTAGGTGCGGTTACTGTATCCGGCAGCGCGTTGGTTGCAGAAGATTCCGTAACCGGAACAACTGCTTTGGGCGATGTCACGAGCGAGCAATTCCAAGTTGTTCGCCCTTCTGGTGTTGTTGGCACGGGAGAAAACACCGCCCCTACAATTATAGGTGACGCAAACTTCTCTGTAACAGGTGTTTCTGCAACAGGCGCAGTTGGCACCGTTGACGCACAATCTGTAGCTGAAGTTACGACAGTCTCTGCTACTGGTTCTACTGGAACGGCAAGCATTACCGCTGGCGCAATAGTTCAACCCACCGCTGTTTTAGGCACAGGTGCCGTTGGCACCCCGTCACTAATTCACGGTCCAGTGATTAAGCCAACAGGGTTTTCTGCCACAGGCAGCATAGGGGACGCTTCTGGTCTGGGCACCGCGGTTGTTGTCGCAACCGGCGTTCAGGGTAACGGTCAAGTTACCGCTCCTAGCATTTCTGGCGCATCAACCGTAGACGCTACGGGCGTAGAGGGGACGGGCTCAGAGGGCAGTGTCACCATTTCTGCTGGCGCGATACCTACGCCTTCTGGCAATCAGGCGGCAGGACGATTGGGCGACCCTTCCATTTTGGGCGGTGCTGTTGTATTATTGACAGGAACAACCGGAACAGGCGAGGTTGGAAACGTAATTATTTGGGGCGAAATTCGCCCAGCCCCTACTGCGACATGGAATGAGGTAGCAGCGTAATGGCTAGTACATATACAAACATTGGTATTGAAAAGCCCGGTACTGGTGAACAGGCTGGTACCTGGGGCACCACTACGAACACAAACTTTGATATCATTGACCGCATTGGTGCGGTTGGTGACATCACTCTGTCTGGCACGACACATACATTGACCGCGACAGATGGCGCGGCCTCCGAAGCTCAGTTTACTCTTTTGAATCTGGGTGGAACGCCTTCAGGCACGAATACGATTACCATTTCGCCAAATGACCTGAAGAAGTTTTACATTGTTTACAACAATTCTGGTCAAACAGCGACCTTCACACAAGGTTCTGGCTCAAATGTAAGCGTAAGCAATGGTGCTTCTGCGATTATTTTCTGTGATGGTGGTGGCGCATCTGCTGCTGTAACCGATGTATCCAATGTTCTTTCTGTTCCAACTGACTTGGTGAACGATACGACTCCGCAGTTGGGTGGCACGCTTGAAAGTAATGGCAACGATATTAATTTCGCTGATAATGATAAGGCGAATTTCGGTGCAAGTAATGACCTAGAGATTTACCATGACGGCACTAATACCTATATAAACGATACAGGCACAGGCAATCTTCTGATTGGTGGAGGTAGCGATGTTCGTATCACAAGCCCTTCTGCTGGTGAGTTTATGGCTGTATTTACCAACAACGGTGCGGCAACTCTTTATTACGACAACAGCGCAAAAATTGCCACCTCATCTACAGGCATATCTGTAACAGGTTCTGTAACAGCTTCTTCTGACTTGCGGTTGAAGGAAAATGTAGAACGTATCACCGATGCCGTATCAAAAGTGAATGAGCTTGAGGGTGTTACATTTGATTGGAAAGATGGTTCAGGCGCAAGCGCGGGTGTAATCGCCCAGCAAGTTATGGCTGTTATGCCGTCAAGTGTAGACACATCTGACGCAGACCATCTTCGTGTAAATTATGATAGCTTGATAGGGCTGCTGATTGAAGCTATCAAAGA